TTCCTGGCCGGAGAGCCGCTGTGCCGCCAGTGCGCGGCCGGGGGTTTGGTCGAGCCGGCGGCGGTGGTGGATCACATCACGCCGCACGGGGGCGACGAGGCGCTGTTCTGGGATCGGGACAACTGGCAGCCGCTGTGCAAGCCGTGTCACGACGCCAAGACGGCGCGAGAGGATGGCGGGTTCGGACGGGTGGCGGTCAACTGGCATCCGGAGTTCTTGCGGCCGTCCGCCGTGCCGCTCACGATCGTGTGTGGTCCGCCCTTGGCCGGCAAGACCACGTATGTGGATCGCAACAGGGCGCCCGGCGATGTGGTCATCGATCTCGACATGATCGGGGCCGAGGTGTGCGGGTGCGGGCCCTACGACTGGCCGGTGTCACGGCTCAACGATGTGGGGCGGGAGCGGAACCGGCGTCTCATGGCGCTGGCCCGGCCGATGATGGAACGGGCGCGGGCGTGGTTCATCGTCGGTGATCCTGATCCGCGCAATCGGGCATGGTGGGCGACGACGTTGCAGCCCGAGGCCATCGTGGTTGTCGAGACGCCGCGCATCGACTGTGTGCGGCGAGCTGAGAGCGTGGATCGTGGCGGGCGCAATGTCGTGCCGGCCATCGATCAGTGGTGGCGGAGCTATCGGCGGCGGCCAGGCGACCTGATCCTGCGGCCCGCCGACCCCGCCCCCTGGCCCTGGGGGGTGGGGGCGGGTCAAATCTCTGCACCTACCCCCACCTAGACCGCCGCGTGACGACGGAAAATGGGCGCGCGAGTTTTCTGAAACTTTTTTTGGCCGGGCCGCAGGGTCCGGTTTTTTCGTGGAGGTCGCATGATCCCGGGTCCGAAGCCGAAGCCGGCCGAAATCGCAGCCGCACAGGGCAATCCCGGCCACCGCCCGCTCGCGACGACGCCCGAACTGCCGGCAAGCGCCGCGATCGAGGCCCCGCAGTGGCTGGCCAGCAAGCCCGAGGCCCTCGCGATCTGGAATGCCTACACGCCGCGCCTGCGGTTCCTCTCGTTCATGCGCGATACCGACGTGCAGGCCTTCGCCCGCCTCTGCGATCACACGGCGCGGTGGCTCGCACTGCGCGCCAAGGTGGACGAGAAGGGCGAGAGCTACATCACCGAGAGCAAACACGGCACGATGGAACGCCTCAACCCGTCGTTCGTCGCTATGCTCCGCGTCGAGGATAAGATCACAGCGCTTGAGGATCGGTTCGGCCTCACGCCGGCCGCCCGCCAGCAGCTCCTCCGCGCCATGCGCGACGGCGACGGCGACACGCCGCCGGACCTGTTCGGCGCGACGCCGGATACCGGACAGACCAAGCGGCCGGAGGCCCCGTCGTCGCCCATCGGCCTCATGGCGCCCCGTGCGCCGAGTGGCGGGCTCAATTGACACATGGTCTCCGCGCCGGTCTCGTCCGCGCCTTCGGAGTGCTGGTCATGACGATCGCCGTCCTGCGCCCCGAGCACGCCTTCGCGCGCGGCCTCGACCTCTCCGATCCGCGCGACGTGGCGCGCGCCGTCGCCATCTACGCCGATATCCACGGCCGCACGTTTGATCGCTTCCACTTCGACGAACAGCAGGCCGCCAACGGCATCCTGTTTTTCCCGCGCTACACGCGCCTGACCAAGGGCACGTCGTTCGCCGGCCGCCCCTTCACGCTTTCGCCATGGCAGGCCTTCGATATCGTGGCGCCCGTCTGGGGCTGGCGCTGCGAGGACGGCACGCGCCGGTATCGCCGCGGCTCGGTATGGGTTCCGCGCAAGAACGGGAAGGCTCTCGCGCTTGATACTGAAATACCCACGCCGCGCGGCTGGACGACTATGGGGGCTTTGAGTGTCGGCGATGAGGTTTTTGATGAGTGCGGGCGCGTTTGCAGAGTGACCTTCGCCACACCCGTGCAGCACGATCGGGCATGCTTCCGCGTTTCGTTCACGGACGGCACAAGCATCGTTGCCGACGCAGATCATCGATGGTTCGCCAAGCCAAAGGAAGGCAAGCCGCGCGTTGTCACAACGGCCGAAATGGCTCAGCGGCTGCACATTGGCAACCGTCCGATGCATGTGGAAAGGAACTGGTCAATCAGCGTGACCCGGCCTCTGCAGTGCCCAACGGCCGATCTGCCGGTTGATCCTTACGTTTTGGGCGCTTGGCTTGGCGACGGTCACTCTGGTGACGCGCGAATCACGATTGCCGCGGATTCTCCGGAGGTGCGGGATGGCATCAACGCTGCCGGCTACGAGCTCAAGGTGGTGCCGTCGTCGGCGCATCAGGAATCCTCGCCGACATACTGGATTAGCGAAGGACCGCGCCGCAAATCGGGCACCGTCTTAAACAGGTTTCGCGACTTGGGGCTCATCGGCGACAAGCATATTCCCGCTTTGTATCTGCGGGCCGCCGTGGATCAGCGCTTGAGCTTGCTGCGGGGTCTCGTTGATACCGACGGGCACGTTGAAAAAAACGGCCAAGTCGAAATTGTGACCGTGCGCGAGCGTCTTCGCGACGAAATTCTTGATCTCATCCGCGGATTGGGGATGAAGGCGCAATCCAGCACAGATCGCGCGACGCTGGATGGTCGCGATATGGGACCGCGCCATCGCATTCGGTTTTTTGCCTTCAAAGATACACCGGTCGCGTCCGTCGCGCGCAAAAGGGATGCACTCAAGCCGCGTCCCGTGAGGTCTACGCGCAACAGCAACGTCAAGGTTTCTGCCATTGATCTGGTTGAGAGCGTACCTGTTCGATGCATCGAAGTTGATAGTCCCTCCCATCTGTATTTGGCCGGACGTGGCATGACGCCGACGCATAACACCGAGCTGATGGCCGGTATGGCGCTCGCCCACCTGTTCTGCGACGGCGAGCAGGGCGGCGAAGGCTACGCGGTCGCCACCAAGGAGGAGCAGGCCCGCATCGTGTTCGACGCCGCCAAGCGGATGGTCGCGATGAGCCCGCACCTCATGTCGGAATCGCGCGTGTTCAAGGATGCGATCTGGTGCGACGCGCTCTCGTCCTCGTTCAAGCCGCTCGGCGGCAAGGCCGAGGGCTCGCATGGCAAGGGCCCGTCGTTCCGCATCGCTGACGAGTTGCACGAGTTTCGTGACGATCGCCTGTTGCAGTTCCTCGACCAGGGCACCGGCGCCCGTGCACAGCCGATGGCGTGGGATATATCCACCGCCGGCCTGCAGGAAGGCTACGGGTGGGAGCTCTGGAACGCCTGCCGCAACCTGGCGGACGGCACGATCGAAGATCACCGCTCGCTGGTCGCCATCTACGCGGCCGACGAGGATGACGACCCCTACGACGAGGCGACGTGGATCAAGGCGAACCCGAATTACGGCGTGTCGCTGTCGCCGGAATACATGCGCGACCAGGCGGAGCTCGCCAAGCGATCGACGCGGCACGAGAACGACTTCAAGCGCTACCACCTCAATCTGTGGGTGGGCCAGGTCAAGCGCTGGATCAAGATCGAGCGTTGGGACGCCTGCGCCCGCGAGGCCGACTGGAAGGAAAAGCGCGCGCGGTTCCGCGGCCGGCCGGGGTGGATCGGCGTGGACCTGTCGTCAACGCAGGACTTGTGCAGCGAGGCGATCGTGTTCCCGCCGGCCGGGTCCGATCCAAATTGGCAATCGATCCAGAGGACGTGGCTGCCGGACGCCGATCTCATCGATCGCATCCGCGACAGCCGCGTGCCGTTCGATCGGTGGGCGGAACAGGGCGCCATCACGTTGACGCCGGGCGACGCCGCCGATCACGAGACCATTGAGCGCCAGATCCGCGAAGATTTCGAGGCCTACGATATCAAGGCCGCCGGGTTCGATCCGTGGAACGCGCACGCCATGATGACGAGCCTCAAGGCCGACTTCGGCGACGAGCGCATTCGCAAGGTCTCGCAGACCATCGCCGGCATGAATTCGGGCTGCAAACTGCTTGAGCGGCTCGTTTTGACGGGCCGCCTCGATCACGGCCGCGATCCGGTGCTGCGGTGGTGCGCCGGCAACGTCGAGATTGCGCAGGACGGCAACGGCAACATCAAGCCCATGAAGCGCAAGGGCCATCAGAAGATCGATCCGCTCGTCGCCACCATCAACGCCCTGACGGTTTCGCAAGGCGAGGAGCCGGAAACCGGCGAAGTTGACGTTTCATACATGGTCTCAGCGCTCAAATCAGGGACACGGTGATGGATCTCAAGTCGTGGTTCGAGCGCAAGGTCGGGATAGGCGTCGCCAACAGCACGACGCCGACGACACAGATCGTGGAGCTCGGGCAATTCGAGACATGGGGCGATCTGCTCGGGCATTCGGGCTACACGCGTCACGTCTCGCCCGACGAGGCGATGCGGCACTCGGCCGTTTATGCGTGCGTGCGCCTCATCGCGGGATCGATCGCGATGCTGCCGCTGCACAGCTACTTCAAGCAGGGTGACGGCGACCGCCAGCGGCTCGCCTCGCGCATGGCGACGCTGTTGCGCAACCGGCCGAACCCGCGCATGTCGGCGGTCATGTTCTGGCGGCACGTCGTGGCGCAGATGCTCCTGCGCGGCAACGGCTATGGGTACATCCAGCGCTCGCGCGAGGGCGAGGTCCTGGCAATCTGGCCGATCCGGACCGGCAGCATGGCGGTCAAGATCGGCAGCACGCAATCGCTGC